CGCCGCTCACCTGCGTGCGGTCGAAATAGGTGTTGTTGTACACGTTATAGTTTTTATTCTGATTGGCCGGCACGATCCTTTCGCCCTTTTGCAGCAGGCTGATGTGTCCGTTGTAGGGCACGAAAGGCAGCCCGTTGGCGTTGGATCCGTCAATGCCGTCCGGCCACACCAGATCCACCGGCACTTTCACCGCTCCGATTTCGTCACTCAGCAGCTGCGCCGCGTTTTCGGGCAAGGTGGGCTCCACCGGCAGCTGCAGCCCGTTCCCGCCCGCGTCCAGCGCCTTTTTCATGTTTTCCACCAGATCACTGCTGGTGCCGGGCCAGTTGGAATACCACATGTCGATCCATTGATTGTAAAAATCGTCGGCAATGCCGCCGGCTTCGTCCTCGTTCATGCCGTACATGGCGGCCGCCTGCAGGATCTTGGGATACAGCACTGTATCAAAATAATCCGATGTGTTCATATCCGGATTGGTGCGGGGGTCGTATTCGTCCACGGCCCGGATGATCTCGCCGTAAATCCCTTCGATCATGGATTGCGCCGCTTTTTTGGCCTGCTGGGCTTGATAAAATGCTTCCGCTTCCTTGTCCGCCTGCAGCTGGTATTCCGCCCAGGTGGCCGGCAGGCCGTTGGCGCGGCCGGCTGCGGTGACGTTTCCGGCAGGATCATACAGGGAATCCCACTGATCATCGGCCGTTTTTGCAACAGGCGTAAACCCTCGGCCCTCGATGGCGTTCCCGACGGACAGGCCCAGCGCGGCCCCGCCGACAATCGGCAATGCTTTCGCGCCCAGCCATTTCAGCCCGGATCCGATTGCGCCGAAAAGGCCCGTGCCTGCCGCGGCGCTCCCCGCGGCCGACGCCCCGCCCTTCAGCAGGGTTTTCAGGCCGTTGGCCGCGTTCGCCAGCGTGCCCACCACCTCGGCAGCCTTGAGCCCCAGAAAAGCATATCCAATGCCCTTGATTCCGGTCTCTACTTCCTTCCAGTGATCGGCGATCCAGCTCAGCGCGCCCACGATCCCATCCAGCACGCCCTTGGCCACGTCCAGCGCCTGGCCGAAATCCACGTTGGTCAGGCCGGAAAACAGGTTGGTCACAGCCTCGCTCAGCTCCGCCAGCTTCGCCTGGCCCTCGTCCGTCTGCAAATATTCGTTGAATTGCTGAATCAGGCCGGACAGGGTTTTCGTCACCTCGGTGAATGCGGGGGCCAATTCGGACAGCAGGGTGTTTTTCGTAGATTCGTAATCCTGCTGCAGATCTTTCAGCGCGGCGGACAGCTCATTCAGCTTGCCCACGTTTTCTTCGGATACGGCGGATTGCTCCGCCAGGGTTTGCTCGTATACATCGTGCCCCTTTTCAAACAGGGGCTGCAAGGCGGCGAATTGCTGTCCAAAAATTTTCTGGAAATAGGCGTCCCGCTGGATTTCGTCGCCGTAATTATACAACGCCTCGCCGATGTCCCAAAACGCATCTTCGATATCGTTATACTGCTTCACGGCAAAGCCGCCGCCGTATTTGCCGCCCTGCCAGCTGCCCAGGCCCAGGGCCTGCATCACATCCACATATTCCGAGGATCCGGAGGCGATCAGGGTTTTCAGGCGCTGACGCCCCTTGAGGATGGCCTCCACCGGGGCCTGAATCTCGTTCTCGGCCACCTTTTGCATCTTCTGCAGTCGTTCCACGTCGATGCCGTACATGCTGGCCAGGGTCATTTCGTCGTCGGCCCAGGCGGCGGCGGAGGCCATGGTGCTGAATGCGTCGGTGGCAAAGCCCGCAATGCGGCGGGCGGCGGTTTCCATCCCGTCGGTGATCTTGCCGATCCCGCCCAGCACCGCGTCAAAGGACACCTTTTTGTTGATGCTGTTCAGGCTATCCGCCATTTTGTCGGATTTAGTTGTGATCTCATCCGCGCGAACGGCAACAAATTGCATATCAGCCTGCATGCCAACCATAGCCGCTTTGGCCTTTAGCATTTCGGCTTCCATTTTTTGATAGGATTGGCTGGCCGGATCGACGCCATTTTTGGACATGGTTTGCAGCGCTTGCTCTGCGGCCTTGACTATCTTCTGCTGTTCTTGTATTTGCTTATTTAAAGTCGCCGTGCGTTGAACCATGAACGTCTCTTTGTCGCCCGTTAATTGAAGTTGCTTCTCCTGTAATTTCAACTCGGCGTCCAGCGTTTTCACGCTCTGCTGGGCCTGCTGCATGCCGCTTTTGAATTGCGAAATTCCGCTGACGCCCATCTTCACGCTGATATCGGATCCAGGCATTGATCAATCACCCCGCTGTATTCCGTGCATTACGTCGTCATATTCCCGGCGGCGGATGAAACAATCCAGCACCAGGCCGGGGGACAGGCGCTGCATATCGTGATAGGTCAGCCCGGCGATCAGGCCATAGGCAACTAAGCGCCGGAAAGTCAGCTGCCCGGTTCTTTTTTTCGTTCCAGCTCCTCAAGCACCAGGTCGCGCTCTTTTTCTTCCTGGGTTTCCATGTGCATTCCGGCGGTGATGGCCGCCAGGATGGCGATCTGGTAGGTGCGCAGCCAGGCGGGCCGCATGTTTTTCAGCACCCATTCGTCCGTCAGGTCGGGCTTTTCGCCCGCCGCTTCCAGTCCTCCGTTGCCCATCACCCGAATGGCCGCGGCAACGTTTTTGATCCTGGATTTGCCCTTGAGGAACAGCGCCGGCGTATCGCTCAGGATCCCCACGGCTTCTTCCAGTTCGGCATATTGCGGCATTTCAAAGAGCAGCGGAATTTCCCGCCCGCCGATTTTGATGTTCGTCATTTTTTCTCACTCCTTTAAAAAAAGGCCCGCCCTCATGCGGAGCGGGCCTTGGCAGGGTCAGGTGGTGGCGGCGGTGGTCTGGATATTGGCCTTTCCGAACAGCCAGGCCTGGGCCGCCGCCTCGGTGGCGAATTCCATCCAATCGAAATATTTCGCCTCGCCGGTAGCGTCGATATAGGCGCCCATGCCGGTGACGTTCATCTGCGGATGGTTCCAGGTGATCTGCTGCTGCTTGGTGCTGCCGTTAATGCTGGCGGGGTTGAATTGGGCCTTGTGGAACCAGAATGCCTCATAGCTCCGCACGCCCTTGAACAGCTTCACCCGAATGAAACCCCAGCCCACATAGGGCGCGCCCTTGTCGCTGACGGCGTAATGGGTCACGGCGGACGGCGTGCCGGAGCTGACGGCCTGCCAGCCCAGCACCATGGCGCGGCCCTCGGCGGTGATGTTGTTGGTTTCCAGGGTGCCGGAATAGCCGTTGATGCCGTTGTCGTTGTCGATAATGACATCGTCGCCATAGTCGGGATTGTCGTTGACGTTCATGGTCAGGTTCGCGGCCACGGCGGGGCCCAGCACCAGGCCGGCGCCGTAGGTGATCGGGCTCCCGTCGGTTTCAGCCGTGATCGGCGCGGCCACGGGATTTCTCATGCCGATGTATGCCATTTTGGATCCTCCTATTTGGTCAATTTCTCGATTTCTTCGTTCGCAACTTTCGCGATCGTTTCCTGAGCCGCTTTTTTGGCGGTGTTCATCGCACGGCGGAATACAGGCTGCTTATCCATGAAGGATGTGCCGCTGTTGATGCTGTTGGCGATCTGGCCCACGGCTTTCCGGTAGGTTTTTTTCCTGCCTTTGATTTCCGTATAGCCCGCGTTCTGGAATCCGATAACGGTGTCGATCTCGCTGCCGCTTCCGCGGAAATGCGCGATGCCGCTCCGGTTCCTCAGCGCTTCTTTTTCTTCCGGCGATGGCAGGCGCTTGCCATCCTTTTCCCGCGCATACCGGAACGGCTCGGTCCGGATGTCGTCGACGGCCTTGTTCATGGCGTCGGCGATCACGCCCGCGCCCTGGTACAGCGATTGCGCGGCGATCCTTCCGGCCTCGGTCCCCAGCTTTTCGAACATTGCCGCGGCCTCGTCCAGCCCCGTCACAGTCATGCGCATGGCCATATCACAGCACCTCGATTTGAAACACGTATTCCCGATGCAGCAGGCCGGTCGGGGAATCGAATTGCACGGAATTCAGGCGCCAGGCGGCCTCGCACACGGTATCCAGCGCCGTCTCCACCGCCGCGGCCACGCTCCACGCCTGGCCATGGGTGTACAGATCCACGCTGCCCTCGTATGCCTGATCCTGGTGGTGGTCGCTGCCGCTGTCGGTGTCCGCCGCAAAATCCAGCTGCACGGTGGCATGATTGCCGGCCGGGCGGGTTTTCCATTCGTGCTCCGCCACGGGCAGGCCGCGGATGGCCTGCAGGGCTCTAAAAAGCGCCTCATACATCGGCATTCCCCTCCGTCCGCTGGATCGTCAGCTCGATCCCGTCTTTTTCGTCCATGTAGGTGCGGATGATGTCATAGCGCACCCCGCGGAATTCGCATTGCTTTTCGCCCTCGTATTCGCACGTGTGCTCCAGCTTCAGCCGCAATTCCGGCGCCAGCCCGGTGGCCCGGGCCTGGTAGGCTTCCGTTTGGCTCACGCTGCGCACCGTGCAAAATACCTCCCGGCCGTTTTCCATGGGCGGATCAAATACGCCGTGGGCCTGGGGCACCTCGGAGAGCAGCAGCACGGTTTCAGCCCGGATCATGTGGCATCACCCCCGGGCCAATCGGTGTATCCGGTGCAGTTCATCAGGTGGCCCTTTTGCTGTTCGTAGGATCTGAGCAGATTGTCATAGTCTGCGGGAGAATGGAAAAACGCCCGGCAATAGGTTTTCACCGCCTGGATCACCAGCGGATCATCCTGCATGTCCAGGGCGCGCACGCCGTTGGATTGCAGATCGTAAAGCGCTGCCTGGATCAGATCCTGGATCTCATCCACGATGATTGCGGCGTTCGACGTGATCCCCAGGGCCTTTTTCACCGCTTCCAGCACCGGTCATTCCCCCTTTTCCAGGCGCTCCATATAGCGCAGGTTGTCCTCGGGCCAGATCACCTCATGCCCGATATGCCCGAGCCGCACGCACGGCTCTGCATAGATTTCGAATCCTATCGCCCGGGCTCTGCGGCAAAACGTCAGGTCCTCCCCCCATTGCAGTTCGGGCAGGAAACACGTTTTATACTGCATTTGCACCGCGCGGAGGATCTCCGTGCTGATCAGCACGCAGGCAAAGCCGCATCCGGCCACCCGAAACGCTTCCGCGGGGTACTGGTCGCACTCCCAGCGTTCCAGGTGATTCAGATCGTCGATGCACTTGAACAGGCAGCTGACGAAAGGCGGCCTCCGCGAATGGGCGACGCCCGTGACAAAATCCTTCCTGCAGTCCATCAGGTCGTCCAGCAGGGTGGGCTGGAAGATCATGTCGGCGTCCAGCCACAGCACATGGGTGTAATCCTGATTGATTGCGCGGCTCGCGATTTTGTCCCGCGCGATGTATACCAAAGTGCCGTTCTGGATGTCCAGGTCGTAGTTGATCCCGGCCCGCGTCAGATGGATCAGCAAGGCGCTCAGGCGTTTCACGAATTCCGCGTGCATGTAGTCATAGGATGGTACGCCGATCAGCAGTTTCATTTTTTCACGGGCTCCTTTTTCTTTGTGTCGCGCCTGGGCCTGGGCGCTTCGTCCGTCAGGTGTACCGCGCTGCCGGTGCAGATCAGGAACTGCGCCTCAGCCGGGGAAACCTCCACGATCTCCCCGGCCTTGTGGCAGATCCTTGCGTCCCGGATCAATTTGACTTTCATCAGGTGGTGGCTGCGGCGGGCTTGCGAATGTTCACCAAACGGCCCAGCTTGGTGATGCCGTGGCCGGCATACTGGCGGCCCAGCACCTCCACGATGTCCTCTTTCTTCCGCGTCAGTTCGTCATACTTGATCACCATGCCGTCGCCAGCCGGGAAATTGACGCGCACCGCGGACAGGTCGCCCACGATCGCATACACGTCATTGGTGGATGCGGCGCTGTAGGCGGGCAGGTGGCTTGAATACACGCGGGGAATGCCGGCGAACGGATCGATGGCGAAATTGCCCGCGGCGTGGGCTTCCAGGAAGTCCACCTCCGTCAGGCGGTTCATCACCACCACGATGTCGCGGGCATCCTCGGTCAGGTAGGCCGCTGCGGTGGGAATGGTCACCACGCTGGGCGCCTTGTCCACGCGGGGCACGCCGATGGCGGTGCTGCCGTTGGTGGCGTTCGCGGTAGTGATATCGTCCAGGCACTCTTCGGCCAGCTTTTTGGCCACCCGATAGGTGAGTTCGTCGTAGATGTAGCGCAGGAACTCCTCGCCCTTCATGTCCACGACCTCATCGGAGAAGGAAACCCACTTTTTGATGGTTTCCGGGGTCAGCGTCACCAGGCCGAAGGTCAGCGCTTCCTCGGTGGGGGCGGTGGTGCCTTCGCCGTGGACGTATGCGCCGTCCGCGGACAGTTCGAAGGGGATCTTCAGATTGCCCTTGATGTAGCTGCGGGATACGCGGCTCAGGATTTCGTCCCGCTCCCAGGCGGTTTCGATCATTTCCTGCAGGAAAGTGGGCACCGGGATCGTGCCGTTGGCGGCCGCGTTCACGGTCAGCAGGGAGCGGCATTCCTCGGCGTTGCCGGTCTTGATGAATTCAGCGTAAGCGTCAATGTAGCGCTTGCTGTTGCGGATTTCGTCCACCGTTTTGTTTTCGGTTTCCTTCCGGGTCTCCACGGTGGTGCCCATGCCGTCGGCCACGGCCCGGCGCACTTCCTCGGCCTTCTGAGCGTTGGCCTTGATCTGGGCCTTTTCAGCGGTCAGGGACCGCACCTCTTCCTGCAGGGCGTCCAGGTCGGCCTCGGGCTTGTCCAGTTCGTTTTTGATTTCCGCCAGGCGGGCTTCGATTGCCTCAATGCTTTTCATTCGGGGTATCCTCCATTTCCATCATGATTTTGATTCGTTGTGCCTTTTTCCGGCGGGCCTCCACGGCCAGGCGCTCCTCCTCAATCTCGCGGATGACTCCCTCCCCGAATTTGCGCGCGGATATTTCAGTCGCGTCGTTGGCTGGCAACGATACGGCGGAAACGTCATACAGTTTTTTGATCCCGGTGATCCTGCGGTGCACGATGGTCTTGCCGTCCACGATCTCCTCGGTGCGCTCCTGCTTCCCTACGGTAAAACCGAAGCTCATCTTGTCCGTGTACCCGCCCCGGATCTCCTCGTACAGCTGGCGTCCCAGCTCGGTGCCGCCCAGGTCGGCGCGGATGTGCAGCCCGTGGGTGTCGGCTTCCAGCGCCAGCGTGCCGTTGCTTTTCCGGGCGAACACGCGGCCCTCGTGGTCATACTGCATGATCACGTCCGCCATGTCCGCATGATCGAAAGCGTGGGCGTCGATGCTTTCCCGAACTTCATACACAGCATCGCCCCACAGGGTGTATTCCTGGTCAAACGTGGTGGCGTAGCCTTCCACCACCTTTTCGCCTTCCTGACCTTCCCTGATCTCCAGGTTTTGTACATGAATGCTCCGGTATTCCCGATCAGTTTTCACCGGCATGGCAATCCCTCCAATTTTTACGCTCGTAGGTTTTAAAAAGCGGCTGCCGGGTGTATTCCCGATCGGCCGCGAAATGCGTGATTTTTGATTCTAACGGTTTTGCCGTCCATTCGCCGGCGTTCCAGATGGCGGGCAGGTCAAGGATCCTGCCTTTGCAAACATCGTTTATGGCGTCCTGATCCTTAAAATCCATGGGAACGCTGTTGATGCGCTGAATGAGCCTTTCGCATAAATCGCCGCGGAGCGCGTCCAGATCCATCAGCAGCACGCCCGCGTTGTAGTAAACGCGGCCCGGCCTGCTCCATTCCGGCTCCCGCACAGCGCCGACGCAGCACCCGTTCATGTCCGTGTCGAACAGATCCCCGATATCCTCGGTCACAATGGTGTCCACGTCCAGCCACAGCGCCCGACGCTCATCCGGCAGCAGCTCCGGAAGCGCCAGCCGCATGAGCGTCATATAGGTCCATCGGCTGTTGTAGTTCGGCCCGTCATGCGGAAAAAACTGCTGCCCGCTCACGTTCACGCACTCGATCACGCCCGGCAGCGGCTCGGGGAAAACATCGTCCTCGGTCAGGAAGATCACCCGGTCCATCCGCGTGTGCCATAAAAGCGAACGTGCCGCCACGGCCATTTCGTGGTATATGTTCCGCGTTCCCGCGTAAACCGCAACGCGCCTCATTTGCTCCCACCGTCCTCCGCGGGCGCTTGGGCGTCGTTCACGTTGTAATACTCGCCGCGCGCGGGGATTTGGCTCCCGTAGGGCTCCGGCAGCGGGGGCAGGTTCAGGATGTCGCGCAGCTCGTTGCGGTTCATCAGGCCGCGGTCGGCCAGCTGCGAAATCGCCGCCAGCTTGTCCGCGTTGCTCATGTACTGCAGACGGTTCGACGTGAAAAACACCCTGTTCCCGAACTGCCGTTCGCGCTCGGAAAACAGCATTTTCGTAATCACTTCTCCCGCCTGGATGGCGAACCATTCCACCGCGCCCTCGTAAAAGGCCAGCCAATTATCGCCGAACGCCTTGTTCTGGATCACGTCCTCATTGACCGCGAAATAGTCGAACACGTTTTCCTTGATCAGCTTCATCTGATCGGCGTCCACCTTGTACGCTTCCTGCTTCAGCTGCTGGATGTTCTTGTAGGTCACCGGGAACAGCAGCACGCCGCCGCCCTTTTTCTGGCGGAAAGCGTATTCGTCAAAACGCGACCCTTCCTCGGCCAGGTCCTTGTCGGTCTGGAAATTGTCGCTTTGCGCGCTGAACCGATAGGAAGCGCCGTTTTTGATGCCTTCCTCAATGCCCTGCTTTTGCATCTCGATCAGGTCCAGGGTGGATTTCAGGGCGTCGTTATCCTCGCCGAACAGCTCGCTCTTGTACTGATAGCGGGTCATGATTCCCACTCGCCATAGCTCCACCGCTTTTGTTTTGTTCCGGTCAAAATGGAACCGGATAAAAGGCTGGTCCTGATACTCCACCAGGTCCCAGTGCCGCGGCACAATGGAAATGATTCCGTTCGTTTCCCCGTACTCGCCCAGCACCGGCACAAGAAAAGCCGTGTTCCTGGCGTACAGGATCACGGCCAAGCGATATAAAAATTGGGGCCAAGTCTGAAATTGATTGGGCTGGATTTTCAAACGGTTTCTCAGGTTTTCTTTTTCCTGACCGCCCGTCAGCGTGGGGGACAGCTTCGCCGCGTGCCGCCCGTGGGCGTCCAGCGCGGCCCGAATCAGATCGCTCTCATAAACGCTGCCCTCCCAGGTGTGGAAGGCGGGAACATACCCGTCCAGCAGCTGGAACGTGGTGCGGGCCAATTGTGCCGGGCTCTCCTTTTTGCCAAAGATTTTTTCCAATACTCCCATATCATTCACCCCGCATTCATCAAGCGCCGGCCCATTTCCTGCCAATGGTTTTGGCGCATGCACAGCGCGTCCAGGATGGCCGCCGTGCCGTCCACGTGCGCGTATTTGCTGATTTTCGCCAGCTTCTTCCTCGGGTGGGCGCTGGTGGCGCTCTCCAGCTGCTGTGCGCTGTCCAGCAGGTGGATTTTCAGCAGGCTGTTATCATCCGCGCAGCGGATTTTCCCCTCGCGCAGCAGGCCCTCAAAATTGTCCTCGATGCCCGTCAGATTGTAGCCTTGGGAAACGGATTCCATGTGGAAATTCCTTTCCGTCATTTCCTGCACCAGATACTGGGCTGAGTATCTGTCATATCCGATCTGCAGCGGAAAGATTTTATATTCGCGCACCAGCCGCATGAACCAGTCCCGCACGTCCCGATAATCGATCAGCTCCGTGCCGCTCAAGGACAGGTGCCCGCGCTCGATCATTACCGGATAGGGGATCTCGTCCCGTTTCGTGGCGATCTCCAACTTTTCGGCCGGCAGCCAGAAATGGGAAAAGATCCAGATCACCCCGTCCCGCTCGATCAGCACGCAGGCGCTGGTCAAGTCGGTTGTCTGGGAAAGGTCGATCCCGCCCAGAGCGTAGGTGTTGCGGAAATCCTCCAGGCGCAGGGAATTGCCGAATGCCTTTTCAATGGTCTGCGCGTCGAACCATGCCTGGCTGCTGTTTTGCTTGATATTGCAGTATTTGGTGATAAATTCGGTTTTCTTGCTGAGAGAAGCGTGGGCCGTGTCGATTTCCCGGAGGATGAATTTCACGCTCACGCTATCGCCCAGCCCCGGCAGGCTCTTGCGCAGCTCGTTGATATCGTCCCATTTGTTGATATCGTCGATCATGTACAAAATGGGCAGGAGATGCTGCTCCCGGCTGTTTCCCATCAGGAAACCCGTGCCGCGCTTCACCAGCTCGTCGTAGATCCCTTCGTTTTCGTAGCCTGCCGAGCTGATGGCCATGCCCAGCGGCTCCTGCCTGGCGCCGGTGCCGGAGGCCATAACCTCCCATTGTTTCAGCCCGCGGTCGCCCGGCCAGCTGGCCACCTCGTCACCCACATACAGCATGGGGTTGTAGCCGTCCGATTTCCGGTCCGAAAACGGCAGCTTCCGGATGCTGGTGTTGCTTTCCTTGATATACAATCCGCGGTATTTGGTGGATTTGGTTCGCTTCAGCAGATCGGGCTCGGCGTTTACGTTAAATTCAAAGGCGCCATAGCACAGATCGGCTTGATCCAGCTTTGGCGCCAGGTAGTATATTTCAGATCCATATTCGCCGGCCACATAGGCCACATAATTGCCCACGCCCCCGGCCAGCAGGGTCTTTCCCTGTTTGCGGCCGATCACCCACAAAACCTCGGTGAATTGGCGCAGGGCGTCATCGTCCACGATCCCGAATATCAGGCTCAGGCTGGCCCGCTCCCACAGGCTCAGCCTGATCCGCTGCGGGGCCAGCGGCCCCTTGTTGTGGTGGCAGTAGGTTTCAAAAAACTGGATGCAGTTGTCCGCCTTCCGCTGATCGAAAAACCACTGCTTGCACTCCAGCCCGTCCAGGATTTTTTCATACAGCAGCCGGATCCATTTGCCCACGCAAATGCTGCCGTCCTGGATCCCCTGATAATAGGCCAGGATGGCGTTTTCCTTGCTCACCCCATCATTCAGGCCCTTTCACGGAATTTGGCCAGGCCGTCTGAAACATCCGCTTTCTTTTTTCCGCGTTTTACGATGATGTCGCCCAGAATCGCCAGCGTCCTGTTGGCACAGTCCACGTGCTTGGGGATCTCCTGGATCAGCGGATGAACGCAAAGATTTTCCCGATCCTTCACGTAGGTTTTCGTGGTTGTATACCCGTCCTCGGCCAGCTGCTGGCGCATCTGGGCAATCAGCTGCACTTCCTGGGAATAGGTGAGCGCCGCGGCCTTGTAATCCTCCTCGGTGTCCACCTCATAGATTTTTCCAAAGTCGATCAGCTTTTTGTAGCTGCTGACCGCCTTGTCGGCTTCCTTGCTCATGGTTCGCTCCTTTCAAGTCCCCGGGCGGTCTGCTGATTCTCCGCCGATACCGGCGCATTCCCGCCCGATCCCTGGCCGGTGTCCGGCCGATCTCCGGCCGTCCCCGTCCAAAATCCCTGCGCGCGCGCCCTGGCGCTCTTTTTCGCCG